TCCTACTGCTAACGATATGTCTAACTGCGTACCGATTCCCGGACCTCCGGGGCCTCCCGGACCTACGGGACCGCAAGGCATACCGGGGACTCCGGGTGGACCCCCTGGACCGGCTGGGCCTCCCGGCGCGGATAGCACCGTTCCCGGCCCTCCCGGAGCCACAGGCGCGACGGGGTCAGCGGGTGCGACTGGACCGGCTGGGCCAACGGGTGCAACCGGGGCACCAGGAGCCGCGGGGGCAACGGGGCCACAGGGGCCAGCCGGTGTCGTTAACCCGTTTCGTCTCGGCCATACCTGGGCGTTAGTCGGGGATGTGTCCGCTCTGACGACGTTACCGTCGATGTTCGTGCCGCTGCGTGCCGGTCAGGCATCGACACTGGTCGGACTGCGGGCGAAGATCGGGAGCGGGACCAGTATCGGGGTGCAACTAAAGCGCAACGGGTCAAACCTCGGCAGCGTGATCACAGTCACGACAACGGTAGCGACTACCGCGTTCAGTCAGGCACTGGCAGACAATGACGAGTTGACCGTCGTGCTCTCCGCGCCGACAGGTACGCCGACGCACCTCGGCATGACGTTATACCTGGAGCACACGCCATAATGGCGCTCCCTGAGTTCGGCCCTCATAACATGACGGCGACCGGTCTGCCGGTGCCGTTTGTGGCCGCCGCCTCGAGTTTCTTTGCGGGCCTTGACCCGTGGAAGGCGTTCGACGGCCAGGCCGGCCCAAGCAACAATTACTGGATCGGGACGGGATCGGCGGTCGATTGGCTGCGGATCGACATCGGCACGGGGAGATCGAAACTCTGCGGGCGCTACGACGTGCAGGTCAACAACGTCCCGGAACCGGCTCGCGCCCCGAAGAACTGGACCTTTGAAGGATCAAACGACGCATCGGCGTGGACGGTGCTGCACACCGTTACCAACCAGACGGGATGGGCCTCGAACGAAACACGGTCTTTTACGCCCACCGTGCAGACCACGGCTTACCGCTATTTCCGCATCAATATCACCGCTAACAACGGCGATGCTACCTACACCCAGATCCAAGAGTTGTTTCTGTTCCAGGCGGTTGCGCCGGGACTGATCGAGTTCGCGCCGCACACCATGACGGCCAGTACGCAAGGGGGCTATACCGTGTCCGCCTCGTCCGACTTCGGTGGCGGCTTCGAGGCATGGCGCGCCTTCGACGGCACAGTCTTCGGAGTGTTGAAGACCTGGTACGGAGTGGGTTCAGGCGTCGATTGGCTGCGGATTCAGGTGCCGTCCGCCTATACCCTCGACAGTTACACGATTGTGGTCAACGCAGTGAGCGGAGAACTCAACCGCGCCCCGAAAGCCTGGACGATGGAGGGCAGCAACAACGGAACCACCTGGAGCACGCTCGACACCGTCTCGAACCAGACAGGATGGATTGTTGGCGAACCACGAGACTTTACCTGCGACGTGCGGACCACGGGCTATACGTATTTTCGAGTGAACATCACCGCCAACAACGGGGACGTCACTTTTACCCAGATCGGGGAGCTGTACTTATACGGGACTGCGGGCACCGTACAGGTACAGCAACCGATGGTCACTATCGCATAGTTCGCTTTAGCGCTCCCAGCTTCAGCTCAAAAGCCATGCCCATATCACCCTTCAATCTTTGCGGCGAAACAAGCGCCACCCGCGACTCATTGTGGAATAGCGCCAGGGCGATTAACTGGTTCCCCATCACCGACACATCCGGCAGCGCACAATCGAAAGTCGAACTCGCTCCGATACCGGGACTGACAACGTTCACCACGCTGACCAACCCGCCGATACGCGGACTGTGGGCAGGAGATAACCGCTTATTTGCGGTAGCGGCCGGCGAGCTGTACGAGATCTTCTCGAACGGGGCAGCGACAGCAATAACCGGCGGGGTCCTCAGCGCAGCCACCCCGGTACAGTTCGCAGCCAACGGGACAAGCCTGTTTGTCGCGAGCGGCGATCAGATCTGGTACGCGACCGGCGGCGTTTCTCATAAAACGTACGATGGCGCCATCTCGGTTGTTTATCTCGATGGGTATTACATAATCCTGTTGGCGGACGGGCAGACCATCCAGATCTCAGGAGGATCGACACCCGGATTGACGTGGGACCCGCTCGATACTGCCCAATCGCAGGGGCCGGTAGACCGCAAGGTGCGGTTAGAAGCGCATGAAGGGCATCTGTGGCTATTCGGGCAGCGGTCAATCAGCGTTTGGTATGACTCGGGCAATGCAGACTTCCCGTTCGCGCCCATCGACGGGGCGACCATCGATCAGGGCACGATGGCCCCCTGGAGCGTTACCAGGATAGACAGAAAGCTGTACTGGCTAGGGATGAACGAGCACGGCTATGGCAGAGTCTTTAGAACCGAAGGCTACACACCAGTCCCGATCTCGAACCAGGCCATCGAACACCTGATCAAGACCTACCTGGACTTAGGGACGGACCAATGCATCACGGGCAGCGGCTACACCGAGAACGGGCACACGTTCTATGTGCTGAGTTTCCCGAAGGCTAAGGCGTGCCTGGTCTATAACCTGTCGACCAACATGTGGCATGAACGGGCACGCTGGAACGCGGATCAATGGCAGCACTGGCGCGGGGCTTCGTTCCATGCGTTCTGCTTCGGCAAACATATCGTGGCGAGGACTTCCGAAGCACCCTTCCCGGATGGCGATCACACTAAGATTTACGAGCAGGGCTTACACATTTACGGCGACGACGGGAACCGCATCCGCCGGTATCGGGCGGCGCCGTATACACAGGCGGACCAGCAGTGGCTGTTTCACCACTACCTGCGGTTATTGACCAGCGGATCTAGTGCGGTGACGATGCGGTATCTCTACGACGACAACACCACCTGGTCGAACGAACGAACCGTCGCACCGTTCAAACATGAGATCAAGTATCGAAGGCTGGGCAGGGCGCGGGATAGGATGTACGAACTGTACCTGCTCGACTCGTTGACGGAAGCGCAGGGGATCATCGAAGGCTATCTGCACCTGGCTGATCCTCCGCAGAATCCCGCCACAATAGCGCGTTAGCTAGCTTTAGGCTTCTTCTTGCGGGGGCGGCCGCCCAGCTTTCCATTCTCGCGGGACGCGGCTTGCTTCGCTTCCGATTTGGTCAAGCCGCCGCGACGACCGAGAAGGGCCGCAGCGTTTTGAACAGCCGGATCAGTTGTTGTCTTCACTTTTTGCTGTGCCCGTTACTGTGGTCTGCGGTGATGGCTCGAATCAAAGCATCGAGGTTGGTTTCAGTGCGCTTCAGTCGGGCATCGGTGTCTTCGACAAAGCGGCTGACGGTAACCACTAGTTCATCGATGGCGGTTTGTGTGTTCAATTGTGCCGCTACCAGCGCTTGTTGCAGCTTGCTTGTATCTTCCTGGATAGCTGCGATGCGCTCGAAGCGGTCTTTCGTATCCTGGTCCATGTCTCTCTATTATAACCGGAGCGTTTAGGTTTATCAATGAGACGATTTGGCGGGATGACCCGCCCCGAACGGTTCGCGGCCTCGACGGAACAGGTGTCCCCACTGCCGATCCCGCTGCCGCTTCAGAACGAAGTGGTCGACGAGCGGCGCCTGCTGACCGTCCCGTGGGTGTCCCTCTTTCAGTGGATTCTGAATATCGGCACCCGGACGTTTCTCACCGGAACGCACGCCGATCGCATCGACGAGAAGAACGACCCCGCCCAATACCGCCCCGGTACCTGGTTCTGGGAGACGGACCGGACGGTGCTGTACCAGGTGCGTGTCGTCCCGGTTGTGCCGGCCACAGTGCCCCCCACGGTAGCACCGCAGTGGGTTTACGTCCTCGGGACGATGGAAGCTACCAAGGCGTTGCGGCCTACGGACCTCGGCCCGTACGATGCCGGATTTCAATTCGCGGCCACCGATACCGGGCAGCTCTATCTCTGGGATGGAACAGCATGGGTGGACATCACCGCGTACCCGGTCGCCATCTACGGCACGCATGCCCAGCGTCTCGCGCATCCGGTGGGCACCCTGACGGATGGCGCGTTGTGGGCCGAGACGGACCGCGGCAACGCGCTCTACCAGCTTCAAGCTAGCGTGTGGTGGTACATCTCGGGAACCATGTTCGGCACGCTGGTCCCGGATCAACGGCCAACCGATCTGGGCGTACACGATGCGGGTTTCGCCTTCCGCACCAGCGTCCCGCCGGCGCGTGAGTTTATGTGGTCGCAGACCGCATGGGTCGAGATTACACCGATTGCCGGCGGCGCGGCATTGACCCATCCGAACGTCGTCACGAAGGTGGGTTTAACCGCCGGCGGCATCGTCGAAGGCGGCATCACCGATGAAAGCGCGGCCAACAGCGATTGCCTGCACATCACAACCGCCGGCAACGTGGGCATCGGAACGGCAACCGCGCCGGGAAAGCTGACTATCGGCAACGGGACAAGCACCACGAGCGGCGTGCTTCTTCTTGATGTGAACGGGTGGGGCGGACTGTACCAGCGATGGGATACCGGCATCCCCGGGCGCCCCAATTGGGGGTTGGCTCGGGAGTATGCTGCGGCTGGGGATTGCGGGTTTCTGCGGTCCTCGGTAGCGAACGGGACACCGGACACAACCGCGCTCTACATGACCGGCGGGGGCGATGTCGGCATCGGACTCACGAGCGTAGGTTTTAAGTTTCAGGTCGCGGTCGATTCCGCGGGCAAACCGGCCACGTCCACATGGAGCGTCGTTTCGGATATCCGGTTGAAGCAGAACGTCGAGCCCGTCGAGGACGACTCGCTTGCGATCCTGCGGAATCTCGACTGGGTCCGGTACGAGTACAACGGCCAGGCCAATACACCGAAGGGCTTGAAAGCAATCGGTTTAGCCGCGCAGGCGATTGAGGAACAACTGCCCGAAGCGGTGCGGCGCACCAGGTCGAAGCTGATTGAAACCGACGACGAGGAAACCGACGTGCTGGCAATCGATTACCACCACATCCTGGTTCATTCGGCGCGCGCTATCCGGCAGCTTGAGGCGGAAGTAAAAAGCCTGCGGGCACTGCTGCAGCAACAGAAATAAAACGTATTACTACAGTTGTAGTAGGAGGGTTTATGGGCGGTTGGGCACAAGTTATCGGAACAGGGACCAAACTCCTCGGCAACATCATCGGTGGGGCGCAGGCTCGTGGTGGCGTCAAACGCGCCGGCACCGTGCTGCAGCAGGGCTACGGTAACGAAGCGGCCAACGCGCTGCTGATGCCGGAAACCATTAACCCTGGAATCAGCGAGGCATACCAGAAAGCGCAGGGATATGTCGGGGACGTCTACAACCGCTCGGGCGATGACCTGATCGGGGCGGGACGGACAGCGAACGAGTACCTGAACCCGTACATCGATGCCGGCAGCAGGAGTCTCACCACGCTGTCGGACCTCGTCAATGCCCCGGAAGAGCGGTTTACGGGGCAGGGGCTTGAGATGGACCCTGGATATGCCTTCCGCCAGTCCGAAGCCATGAAGGCCATCGAGCGCAGCGCAGCGGCCAGAGGGATCGGGCAGACCGGAGGGACGCTCAAAGCCCTGACTCGCTACGGGCAGGACATGGCCTCGCAGGAATACCAGAATGCTTTCAACCGTTCGCTCGAAGGATTCAAGGCGAACCAAGGAGCACGGCAGCAGCGCTTGAGTAGTCTCAGCGGATTGGTGAACACCGGATACGGCGCTGCGGGCGGCGCGGGGCAGAACCTGGTGAACACGCAACGAACTGCGGGCGACTGGCGCAACACGGCAGCCAAACTTCAGGGCGACTATGGCATTAGTTCCGCACAGGACCAAGGCAATATTGCCATGCGGTACGCCGACTTGGCGCAGAAGTTGCGGTTAGGCGGGGTGCAGTCGGAAGCGAACAGCATCCTCGGCTCTTCCGGGATCACCGCGGACATGTGGAGCGGAGGGGGCACGTCCCTCGGCGACCTCATCAGCTCGAATCCGTTCGCCAGGAAGAAGACGCCGGCATATAGCAGCAGCAGCGGCGGTGGGTGGGGCGGAGCCGATTAATTATGGACCCCTCCGTACTCCTCAAATCGACCTGGCGGCCGCAGTGGCCCGATCCGGTCGAAGATCGCAAGAAGCTGCTGACCCTCCGCGACCTGATGGACCAGAGACGCATCCGGGAGCAGCAATACCAGATGCATCAGCTCGCGATGCAGAAGACGCAGCAAGAGATGGCTGACGAACAGCGGACGCGGCAGATCTTGTCTACGAGTCAGATTCCCGAGCACGCATCTCTGACGGACCTGACGAAGCTAGGCCTCGACTTCGACACCTCGGTAAAGATCCTCAACAACCAGCGCCTGCTCGGCACGGCAACGGCAACGCAGAAGACAGCGGAACTCACCCAGCAGAAGGCGGAAGCCGATCTGGCGAAGAGGAAACAGCAGGATATCGCTGATGTGTATTACGGTATCCGCGGACGGCCGGTAGCAGGGGCGTCAGGCCAGCCAACGCTGCAACCAGCAACCGATGAAGCCATTATGATGGACCTGCTAAAACCGGAAGGGCAACGCTTAGGCTTGGGCAAGATCGGGCAAGAAACGCCGCTGGCGTTGACGGAGCCTCAATTTCAGGCGAAGTATTCCGAAGCTTATACGCCGGTACAAACACAGGCGCTATTGAAAGGCGAGGCAGACGCAAGGGCAGCGGACCTCAAGACCGATGAGGAACGATTCAAAGCCGTGTATCCGCTAATTGCCGGTGCGAGCGATCAGGAAGCCTGGACGGCCGCGATCAAGACTGCGCCTATTCAGTATCAGCGGCTTTTCTCGCCACGGTTCAGCACCGAAAACAAGCAGCGTGCGTTGTCGATGTGGGTTCCGGCAGGAGAGCAGGCAAGGCTTGGGGCTCTCGATGATCCCGAGAAGATTCTGGTTCGCATGAATGATCCGGCAACGCCGGCAGCGGAGATTCCCCGCCTCAAGGAGCTATACAACCAGATGGTCGCTTATCATCTGGCGATACGTCCCGGAACAGGCGGGGCAGATATAAGCGGCATCGTGGAAGCTGTAAAGAAAAACCCGGAGTATTTCGCAGGGCTCCCAGCTGATACTAAAGCGGCAATCCTTCCAGCTCTGAGCGCTGCAGGATTCAATCCGCCCCCTCCGGGAGATTTTCTGAAGAAGGCTGAAGCCCTCACCAGAGTTCGCAAGGCACTGGCAGAATACCGCACACACCTGAAATCTTATAGTCCGTGGATGCGGGCCGGCACTCCGGAACATGCAACGCTAACGGGAGCCTACAGGGATCTGCAAATCGAGATGAAAGAGGCAGCGCAGTTGGGAGCTCTCACTGGTCCTGACATGGGCCTGCTCACGGAAATGGCGCAAGACCCCACGAGTCTCATGG